CCCGACAGACCTAGACATCGAGGTGATGGAATAATGCTTGCAATACTCGGAAAGATACTCGGATCAGAGGCGGTCATCTCAAAGGGGATGGACCTGATCGATGATATGCACACCAGCGACGCAGAGGGGGTCGCAGCTAAGAGCAAGGCCAAAACTGATTTGCTTGCTGCCTACGCCCCATTCAAGCTGGCGCAGCGCTACATCGCGCTGATGTTCACGGCGATGTTCCTGTTCATCATGGCGAACGGTGTGGTCGGCGCCCTGTACGGTGTGATCGATATGGCGAACGTCGAGGCGGCCAAGGACTTCGCGTCAGATATGTGGCTCGGTGAGATCATGCTTGGCATCGTCGGCTTCTACTTCGGCGGCGGTCTCGCCGAGAGCGTCAGGAAGAAATAAAAAAATCCCCCGGCTTTTTAGGGCCGGGGGCAGTTAGGGAGGAAACGCGGGTATAACGCCACCCGCCAAGCGATCAGTCAAATGGATCGTAAGTCTCGGCGACCTCCTCGTCAACCTCTCCCGACCCCTCGCAGAGATGGCACTCCATCTCTTTCTCTTCGAGCCAGCCGCCGCGCCATGCCATTGGTGCGGCGTACTGAACCTCGTACCAGCAGCGACCCTCTCCGCCGCATGATGGGCAGGTGGTCATGCCGCCACCTCGTAAGCGGTCGCCCATGTAATGAGCAGGTGATGGCACTTGTCGATTTGATCGTCAGTCATGCCAAGTTCATCGCGCGCAATGTTTACGGCGAGAGAGGCATGCCCATAAGAGATGCGGCTGAGGCGAGCGTACTCGTCGTAATCGTCCTCACTGACTAGCACAGAGGCCGCCTTCCGGTTGTGAGCATCTGCCATGTGCTGGTGGTAGGCAAAGTCCACGAAGGTCTCAAGCTGGGCTTCGGTTGGTTTTTTCATCGTATGTCTCCCTTCGATGATGGTGAGGGGTGGCGCTAGGCCACCCACTCTGCTTTTGTCGGGCGCTTGAAGAACCCGAACTTCTCGTCGTCAGCGCTCGGCGTGACGGTTGCGGTAAATGTGACGCGCTTGCCCGGCATCTCGCCGCCGCCGACACGGTTGCGCCAGTCCTCGTCGTCCCAGTTAAACAGGGATGTCGGGATCGTACCCCAGAGCTTGAAGCCGTCGTCCGACTTGAACAGCATCTTCCACGTCCAGCCGAAAGCGTTCTCGCGCTCGTCGGTCGAGATGATGACGCCGGTCAGGGTGACGCGACCCTCGGGGCAGTCAGCAGCGGCAGCGCGCTCTGCCTCGCGCTCGGCGTCGCGCTTCTCGGCGCGCTCCTTGCGGTCGGCCATGATCTTGCGGACGGCGGCCTCCTGCTTCTCGGTGAGGTGGCCCCACTCGTCAAGCTGCGCGCACATTGCGCCGAGGAAACCGTCGGTGCCGAACCAGCCACGGAGGAAACCCTCGACCTCGCGGCGGGTTTCGTCCGCAGCGATCCAGCGGTCGTTGCGGCCCTTGCTGGCGTTCGCCTTGATGGCGGCGTCGCGACCGCGCTCCCAAGCGTCTACATCCATGATCACTATTTCAAACTTACGCATCTCTATCTCCCTTCTCTGATGATTACTCGCTGATCCACTCAGCGATCTTGGCCTTGGCCTCGGTCAGGTTGCCGACATAAGCGAAGCGGGTTACGGAGCCGGTCTGGCGAACCTTCAAACGCGCGCCGCAAGCGTAAACCGCGCCAAAGTTACGAGTGATGGCGAAAACCTTGCCACCGTGTTGCGTCGTCCAGCCCTGAGTGCCTACCTTCTTGAGTTCCATTTGCCTGTCTCCTTGTCCTAAAAATGTCCTACCCCAAGAAGATAAGGGGATATCGATACAATATCAATACCCCCAGATCATTTTTTTCACAGCAGTTCGATTGCTCGATGTGTGTATTTGTCGTGCTTGATCGCGCCGCGCTTCGCAAGCTGCGAGATCAGCGCGTGGGCCGCCGTTCGGGATCGGCCTGTCGCCTCGGCGACCTCCCGCACACTGGGCGCATATCCATAGCGCTTGATGTGTCGGGAGATGTAGGCCAGCACGGTGGCCTGCTTCTCGGTGAGCGATACCATCACTTCCACCTGTCTTCGGTGACCTGCATCCACGGTCGGGTCATGTTGTATATCTGCGTGAAGATGGACTTCTCGGCTCCGGCGAGGCCGCTTGCGCCGTCCTCGTAAACTTCCTGTATGCCCATCATGCCCTCATCATGAATGTGTTGCAGCACCCGCCACTCGACGTTCGAGACGCGGATCACATATCCACCCTTGTTCCTGATCACCTGCATCAGCCTTCTCCCTTCATCAGTTTTGCGACGGCCTCTGCCGCCTCTCGATCCTCGCACGCTGCGAGGCGGTGCGTTCCGGTCTTGGTGACCGAGACGACCCACCACACCGGCAGGTCGTCCTTCGTTCCCTTCTTCACGCGCACAACCATCTACGCCTCCTTTACGGTCAGAGTTTTGGCGCGCACCTGCCGGGCAGGCTTCGCCTCAGTGGTCTTCGCCGGCTGCGCCTTGTAGTTACGCATCGGCCACTTGATGTAATAGACGGACCCATCGACCTCGATCTGTCCCTCCTCGTGATTGCCAAGCATTTCCTTCAGCATCGTCTCGCACTCATCGATCTCAGCCTCGGCTGCACGGCGAGCTTCACGCGCTGCGATCAGGACGCTTGCCCAATGCTCCGCGTCGGCGACCTCGTTCAGGTCAATCGCCGGAGCGCCGTCATCGACCCGGCCCCACGCCACGTTCGCGTCGGCGGACGACAGCGGCGGATACCAATCGACATCACGCTTGCGCCGCTCGAAGTCGTGGACCGCGTCCTCGATCTGGTCCTGCACCTCTTGATCCTGACGGTACAGGAAGATGCGAAGCTCGGAGCCGCGATACAGGACGCACACAGCGCCCCAAGCAGCGTCGGCACACATCATCTGCGCCTGAAGCTGCAACGGCCCCCTGTGCGGCGCGGGAGCGTCTTCAGGGGCTCCGCTGGTGTTCTTCGCTTCCAGCACACCGACGCCGTGGGTATCGACCACCCCGCCCTGCGGCACATAGATGCCGTTCGCCGGGTCGTGTTCCCACGTCAGCGATCCGTCGCCGCGACCGTCGAGCGAGCAGGCCAGCGGCAGGTCTGGGTGAAAGATCGCCTCGGTGATGTTCGTGTTGACGTGATCGAGGTCGAGCCGGTAAGCCGCCTCATCGAGGATCACCGGCTCCAGCAGATCGCCGAAGCGCATCGCCTCGTTCTGCGCGAACCGCTCGGGCGGGTTGCCTGCTGCTGCCTCGATGGCCTCCTTGAGCAACTCGTTCGGCGTCTTATAGGGCGACAGGCCCAGCAGGACCGGGACGCGGGATGCGGTGACGATGTCGTCGGGTGTGAGTTTACCTACCATCTCTTATTTCCTCTCTTCTGATCGGCGGTGCCGGTTTCCACTTCGGCGCGACGAGCTTCATCCAGCACGGCGCACACAGCGCCCGGCCATCTTCTTTGGTGACAGCCGGGCGCTTGCATTGGTCGCAGGTCATGACACAAACGAGACCGACCCGGTCGCGCTGCGCGCATACTTGGTTCCCCGCATCTTGTTGATGTAATCGTAATGCTCGATCATCTCGCTGGGGATATCCTTCGGCTTGCACTCCTCAACCTTGGCGAGGCGGCGGCGGTAGAGCAGCAGCAAGCGCCGATGCTCCTTCTCCGCCACCTCGTTGCCGGTGAAGTCCACCGAGTTGAGGCAAATCCAGATCACGCCGAGGTCGGCATGCTCTGCTGGCAGTGTGATGATGTTTTCCATTCTTTCGGTCTCCCTTTCTAGTTACCGAGGTGGACGATGAGCGCCCACCATGTGTAGGACCGAGATGCCTCGATCCCGAAAATCCAAAGCCAGTCGATCCAGCCAAGGATGAAGAACAGCAGGATGAACCCGCCGATGATGTCGTCGAGATACTGCCTCATCAGGCAGCACTCATCTTGATGGCGCGTTCGAGAACGCGGCGGCGCTGGTCTTTGGTCAGGCCAGCAATCGGGCCGAGGACTTTGATCGCCCACTGGCGCTCCATCTCAACGGTGAACTCGCGTGACTTGGCCGGGGTCTTCAGCCCGAGCTTCTCAAGCGTGTCGCGGTCGAGGTCTTCCATTCTGATTGTCATGACTGATCTCCCTGTGTCTGACGGTCTTGGTTCGTCTTAATGAAGTCGAGAAGCATCTCAGCATATTTGCGAGGGCTGAGGTTCGAGCGCGCGCCGAATGTGCTGGCGACGAACTCTAGCTCAACGGTCAGCTTCTGAATGATCTCTTTGTCAGTCATCGGTGTCTCCCTTGCGATGTGTTCTATCAACGTCCTAGTTGTACCACGACTATAATTTTGATATCAACAGCTAAATAGCATTTTGCTACAACTTTTTTCAGGAGCCGCAAGTGTCTG